TTGACCCCCATCAATAGAAATTGTTGCGCTTGAAATGTTCCCACGCTCCGCAAGGACCGCTAGAACCATATCTTCGGCCAATGTAGGCCAGTGCTGCAATCGTCTGAGCAACAGTTGATTTACTGCGTTTCATACCTAGATTGCGATAAGTGCCATCCAATAACTGCCCAACACCTGATGCGGTGCTAGTCGGATTCTTCTTATCTGCCCAAGCGCTTTCTTTGCTCATTAAAGCATTGAAGCACTTGAACTGATGTGCGGTAAGTAGCTCGCGAGCCACTTCCTTTGGATTAACCTGCATCAACGCTGGGCGATCCTTGTAGATAACCAGTTGCGGTATTGCAGGCGGTGCCATTATTGCTTGAACTGTTAATGAAGTTCCTACGCTAACCACAATGATTAACGCAAGCCTTCGGATAAGTTTTTTGTCTGTTGGTGTAATGGTGCTGCTCCTTGTTCAGTTGCTAACCACTTGCCCACAATTCGCTTTGCATAACTAGGCGATGTGTTCAATTGGCCTGCAATTTCGTTGACAGACAACCCTTTTTTATGTAATTGGATAATGTTAAGTGCCATACCTTTGAAGGTGACACCCTTATCCTTTACAACAACGGCATCTCTTTCGGTTGGCGAGTTGCCACCCCAAATACCGTGAATTATCTGTTTTTCTAGTGCGTACTCCAAACACTCCTTTTCGTGAATACAACTTGTGCATATTGCTTTAAGTTGGTGCAGTCTTTCTGCCTCTTGTATGCGGTTGATGGGGAAAAAGAAATCTTTATCCTCAACATCTGCACACTTTGCTTCATCAAATCGTGGTAAATCAACAAAGAAATCAAAACCTTTCAATGCTTTTCTGCCAGCCATTGTTGAAGGTCCTGGATTACCCAGGCTTGTTCAATCCCAGCGTTTCGGCGCTTGAGAATGATGTAATGCAATGGCACCTCGGATAAACCGCGAGCCTTCGCATAGTTTTCTGCCTCAACTTCAGCTTCACGCCAAAATTCAGGCAAACTTATTGTTTTACGATTCTTGAGTTCAAGAATGTATTGCTTGCCAGCAATGATTGCGACTAGATCGCCTTCATCGTGCTTACCAGCCTTCACCAAACGCTCACACAAGGCACCAGCACCGCGAAGCCAACGCATAACATCGGTTTCAAATTGTGCGCCTTTGCGCCCGTTTGGGTTAGCCACTATTGAACTACTTTAAGTGATGGGTAATTGCCTTGAGCCTCACGCCCAATGCGGGCAAACTTGACTGCTCGAATTAAATCTTCAGCCAAAATCAAGGCTTCTTGCTCAGTCATACTGCAAAGTAATGGTGCGCCATCGCCTAGATTCTCGCGTGCAGTTTCTAGTCGGTCAAAATGGCCTTCGGCCTTGACTGATTCTGCGCAGATTCCTTGCAGTTCCATCAACATTTTGTAGTCAAAATTGCCGACCACATCTTCAAGCATATCCTTGACTGCATTTTGTTCCTCTAAATAGAGTGCAATGTGGCCATCTGAGTGATTGTGAATTGAAAATAGCGGTTCGCGTGCTTTGTTTTCAAAATTCAATTGCCTTCACCTATTTCAAAAGCTGAGATAATGATTGCATATAAGGCTAATACGCCAATAATCAGACAAATCAATCCTAACCAAAACATTTGTTTCCTTTCCGTTCAAAGTAGGTGCGCACATACTACACAGACTTGAACAGTGCAACGCTTAGACTCGCTGAACCTCAATCTGAAAAGGTGCGGCGGTGTTAATGTCGTATTTGGCAGATATTGCAAGCGCCTCAAGAATCCGATCTGCCGCCCAATCTGATTGAGCAAGGTTGGGCAGTTGCCCCGCCAATGCGCCTAGCGCGTAGGCAGAGCCTGAGCCGATTGCATACAGGCCATCTTGCGATTGGCTAATATCTAATTGATCGCCGATTTCAAAGACATTGCCAGCAAAGGCCATCAAGAAGCCAAAACTTGCGCCATCTTTGTCAAAGTCGTATCCGTTAGCTCGAAAGGCAACAATGATGCTTGGCACAATCTTTTTGCCCACAAAGGCAACTGGGTTAGTGCCATCGTAGGCTGGCGGTTTCCAGTTGTAGGTCAGAATATCCCCTGGCCTGCAATCGCCCCGCACTGCCAGCAAGTATTTGCCTAGTTTGACGATCTTTGGAGTGCTTGGCGAGATGATGCGCTTGTCACCGTCTGTAATCTGAGAGTCTGCCCCTAGCATGGCAAAATCAGGCCCTTGGTAGGCAATGGCGGTAGTCATGGGGTAAGTGTAGGGCAAGGCGTGAAAACCCTAGCAATTCCCCAATTCTTTGGGTTTCCACGCCTCAATCTGACTCTAACACGCACAAATCCTGTTATCAAATCGTTATGTGTCTTAGGGGTCAATCTTGCCCATGCGTATATACAGGTGCTATCTTTATCTCAATGGGGAACGGCCCCTAAAGATCGGATAGCAAAATGGAAAGATATGCAGCAATTTGTAAAGACTGCGGAACCTATGTAATCAATCGCCAAACTAACCACAAACTTTATGGTGAGTGCGAAAGAGAACAAGCAAAGGCAGGTAACTAATCATGTCAGTATCAAAATCACTAGCAATTGAAATCACTGATGAGATTGAAAAATCAGTTAAGGCAATCCTTGCAAAGCACAATCTTCAACTATTAAAGCAAAACACAAAGTATGGCAATGAATACAATTACACTGTAAAGGCAGTTGCAGTTACTTTGAGTGAGTCAGGTGTAAATCTAAATTCACCTGAAGCACAAAATTGGTTGGCAGTTGGAACTTCTTATGGATTCAAAAACCCATCAGATGTTCTAGGCAGTACCTTTATTCATGCTCGTAAGGAATACAAATTTATGGGCATCAATCTGCGCAAAGAAAAGTTTCCACTTTCAGCAATTGAAGTTGCAACAGGAAAGCAATATGGATTCCCATTAAAGGCGCTTATGCAGTTGCCTGACTTTGATGAAACTCAAGTCTCAACTTGGATTCGTGGAGATATGGGTTTGCCTTTTAATGCAAAGGTAATCTCATTATGAAACTAAAAGATGTTGCTGATTACCACTTAGAACAAGCAAAAGAAGCAAACTCTTGCAACGAACGCCAGCAAGAGGAATATCACCTTGAGATGCTTTCAGCATTACTTGAAGAAATGGGTGAGTAATGTTTTCAACCAACTACACCTGCAAGTGCAATGCCTGCAAAGAAACATTTGAATCAGTAATGAAAGTCAACCTATGCCTGCCTTGCTTTGAGGCATACCTAGCGAATTTGGAGAATAAATAAAATGGGTGCTTACAAAAATCTAGTAATTGAAGTAGCAGATAATATGTATCAAATCAGTCGTGACCTTAATCAAGCAAGTGAAACATCAGACTTTGACGAGATGAAGCGCTCACTACGCAGTGCAATTGTGAACTCTGCATTAGTCATTGCACAAATTCAAGAATTGGAGCGTTGAGATGATTACAAAGCGTGGCAAGCAAGTACGCGCAATTGCTCTTTTGATTGGCGTAATCTTGATTTGGCAGGTTTCTGTAAACCTTTGGTGGGTTGGCATTGATGCACCCAGCGCCCAGTTTCTTGGCTGGTGTTGGGGTTCAATGAGTCAGTGCGTAGTTCTATGACACCACTTAGATCAATCCGCGTTGCCACCGACCTTTGGCAATCGGTACAAGCCAAAGCAAAGAAAGAAGGCACCACCGCCACCGCAGTCATTGTTGAGGCATTGCGTAGATACATCAAATAATTAAAGAGACGAAAAACCCCCTGCAGGAACGGCTGCAGGGGGTTTTTCTATGGGGGCGTTTTAGCGCCTAAAACTATCCTAACAAAAATGTGTAATCTGTAAATCTTTCTTCAATGTTTGAAAACCCAGGAACCTGGCCAACCATAGTCGGCATTGCCACATAAGTTGGCACCGACACCTGCAACTGCATATACGATAAATCAATGGCTTCAGCTCGTTTACTGACATCAATCATAGAATTAAAAACCAATTGTTTTGCCCCGTATGCGTGAGTTGAAGTGCCTTGTAACAATCGCCCTACCCCATTGGCAATTAGATTGCTTTCAATCCTGTTGCACCCAAGATAAACCATTTGCCAATCATCAGGCAAATTGGCAATAAACACATCCCATAATTGTTCAAAATTAGGGTGCAATTCTGCATCATCTTCAAATATAAAAACATTGCCAGCATCTTTATATTGCTCAATCACGCCACGGTGACTTAGCGCACAAGCCTGAACACCAGTAATGCCCAGTTCTTTGCCATCAATAGCTTCAAAGCGTTCAAAGGTAATCTTGTGAGCATCTAACTGCTCTTTAATCTGCGCCATTCGATCAGGCCGTTTAGCAAGATTGATAACAATAACTTTTTCAAATATCTCGTTAAATGTCGGTTTCAATCTCGCCTGCAATGCTGGCATAGGCCGCCAAGTCCACAAAACTATCAAGATGATCAGGTGATTCAATCAACCTAGCAACTTTGACAAGTGCAAGGCACATCGCAGCTTGAGATGGAGAAATTTCTTGTTCTAAATAAATTGACCATAAACCAGCAATGCGCTGATGGTTAGTTAGTGGCTTTCCATAATTTTTATTGCGATCACCGTGAGTAAGGTGCTTGGCTTCATCTAAGATTTCACCGCGTTCCATCATCCCCCATCTCATACCAGCCATCTCCCCAAAGGGTTAATAATCGCTGAAAGTAAGCCTCGTATTGAAGGCCGATAGTATCAAGGTTATAGAGCGAAACTGCACGATTGCGGATTTTAGCCCTATCTAGCAATTTTACCTTTTCGGCACTAAGGGTAAATTCACGCAAAGTACGGCATCTAAAGCCTGAAACCCCATCAGGGTTGTTCTCAGTAAAAGCACCCCAATCAGTTGTGATTGTAGGCGTGCCACAAGCCTGTGATTCGATCACTACATTGCCAAAGGGTTCGACATAAAGAGTTGGGGCAAAAGTTGCTATTGCTCCACCCATCAGTTTAGCGCGTTGTTCAGGTCCAACTGACCCAACAAACTCGCCGTATCCTGATTGCTCACCAGGACCAGCCAAGATGAGCCGTTTGCCTAATCTTTGGCAGACTTCTTGGGCAATTCGGTAGCCTTTTCGGTCAATTAAGCGACCAATAAACAGGTAATACTCGCCCTTTTCATCACCTAAACCATCGCCCAATGGGAACATTTCAGGTTCTAAATACCCTGGAATCACCGCATCGTAGAACTGGCCATCGGCAGTTGTTGGGTTTTTCCACCCTGCATAGATTGAGTGCATCCAGGCATAGGACTCAAACACCCGAAACTTGGCAAACACACCGCCGTAGCCAACGCCAAACTCCACTGCCGTGTGCGCTGGGAAGGCATCGGCAATTGGCTTTTGTGCGCTGCCACCGATGAGACAAATGAAATCTTGCTTCTCAATGCGCTGGGCAATTTCTTCAATCGCCTTTGCATTGAACTTATCCCAAAGCCAGCCATCAAACGGGAACTGGGTGTAGTGAGGCACGACCTTTACTGCCTCTGCTCGATCTGTTTCGCTCACGCAGGTGATCAACTCTGTGACAGGTGCTTCGACTTCCTCACCTGCATAAAGAAATACTTCGTGGCCTAAGTCGTGCATCATTATGCAAAAGCGGCGCACCTTTTCAGTGAAAGCGCACCCTGCAAACTCTTTTGTTACTTGTGTGTGTGGCAGTGCCACGATGTGAAAACGCATTGATTCCCCCGAATCTGTTGTTTAGTTTTCCAGTGTTGTTAAACGAGCTGCAAGTGCCTTGTTCTCGGCTGATAGTTCTTGGATTGCTTTGACAAGGATTGGAATTAAACGACCCTGGGTTGCTTCTAGTTTTTCAGGGTTATCGCGGTAGGTAAGTTGCAAATGATCTGCCAAACCTGTCGCATCTTCAGCGGCGACTAAATCTTGCGCAATAAAACCAGCATCGGCAATGCCAACTTTGCCGCCATCTCGCATATTCCATTCAAACTTGACGGGCTTGAGTCCGTTGATGAAGTCAAGTCCTACTGCTAGTGGTTCAACATCTGTCTTGTCGCGTGCATCTGATAGTGCGGTGATTGAGGTTACCTGGCAGCGTAGGGTTGCAATAGATGAATCGCCAAGTGTAATTTGGTTAGATACAGATGTTGTAGTTGCTTGAGCATTTGTTCCAATAATAATATTGTTACCACCAGTAATTAAAGAACTTCCTGCTTCGCGTCCAAGAGCAACATTAGTAGCACCGCTTGTAGCAGAATATAAAGCATTTTCTCCAGCGGCTACATTGTAACTTCCGCCAGTAAGAGAACGTCCAGCATTGGTGCCTATTAAGGTATTACGTTCTCCAGTTAATGCACTTGTTCCAGCAGCATAACCAACGGCAACGTTATTAACGCCAACTACAGTTGCCTGTAATGCTCCAGCACCAATGCCAACATTTTGAGTTCCTATAGTGCTTGCACCAAGAGCATAACTTCCTATGGCAACATTATTACTACCAGTTGTCTGTGCATCTAAAGCAAAGGCACCTACTGCAACATTCTCAACACCTATAGTATTGCTTTCCATAGCAGCAGTGCCTACGGCAATATTGTGATATCCAGTAGTATTAGCAAACAAAGCACTTTTTCCAAGAGCCGTTATTCGTGCGCCAGTAGTATTAGAGTATGCAGCCTGCATACCAAAAGCAACATTTTCATAACCAGTTGTATTATTTCGTAATGCGTCTGCGCCTATAGCAGTATTGTTGTAACCTGTTGTATTCCCATCTAGGGCAGTATATCCAACCGCAACATTGTTGGTACCAATGGTATTTGTGCTTAATGCACCTACACCAATTGCTGTATTTTGGACACCCGTAGTATTGGAAGTTAAAGAGTTGTAACCCACGGCAGTATTGTTTGTTCCTATTGTGTTTGCATCAAGAGCGCCACTACCAATAGCCGTGTTATTGGCACCTGTTGTATTTGCTAACAAAGCAAAATAACCAGCAGCCGTATTATTACTGCCAGTTGTGTTATTAAATAGTGCGCCATTGCCAACGGCGGTACCGTTGTAACCAACGGTGTTGTATCTTAATGCTCCGTAACCAACGCCAGTATTTGCGGCACCTGTTGTATTGCTCTGCAAAGCGTATGTACCAAATGCCGCACCACTTGCTGCTGTATTCACCGCAAGTGCGCTAGTACCATAAATTGCATTGTTGGTGCTATCAGATAGTTTGCTGGCAATATCCCGCGCTTTAGTCACTTGGTTGCTCCTTTAATTGTTCTGCCCATTGCTCAAAATTGCCCGTGAATTTCAACGGTCCGATATGAGAACAGGTCATTGTTGGGTCAAAATAAATAGAAAAGCCCCCGTTTGTAAGTTTGTTGCACGCGGTGATGTCCTCTGAGATCAAATCACCGTTTTCAACCTTGACTTCAAATGCCCATCGGACATCTGCGCCGTTGTGGGTGTATTGCTCACTGTTATCCCATAGGTATTGCGCAGCTTTTGCCGACATCCGCAGGAACCCAGTGCCTAATGCTTCAACTTTAATCAGTCCAGCCTCATTCTTTATCAAATCTTCAGGCTTGCACTTGACCACATACTGCTCAACAAGTGACTTCTTGCGGGCGGTGCCACCGACTACATCGGCATCGTGGTCCAGCAATTGAAGCAACCATTCAGGTTGCCACTCCATATCGGCATCAATCCAAATAATGTCATCAAAGCCATTGTTGACCGCAATTGCCAAGAGGTCGTTTCTAGCTCGTTGAACCAATGAGTCATAGGACATATAAATTGGCACAAAGTTCACGCCATTTGCCATTCCTAAGCGAATCGAGTTCACAAGTGAGTTGGCATACCACACATCAACCTTGCCATCATAAGACGGCGTGGCAATCAAAACATTACGAACATCCCCCTGGTTGCTCATTATGCTAGTGAGTCCACATCAAAGTCATCAACCTTTGTCTCTGTGACAGGTTGAGCAATCTGTGTTGACTCGTACTGTGAATCATAAACAAGGTCAAGGTGGGCGACATTTGCCAAGTCAAAGAGTTCAGCCTTTGTAAACTCGCCTGGTGCCTTTGCTGCCTCAACATCGGCTTGCTTGTTGAACTTTGACACATAATCGTTGAGTGAGTATTCAACCTCAATATCCCACTTGATTACTTTGCCGTCTAAATCAACGGTTGGAACCGCCTTTGTCAGTGTCTTTGCTGCCTGATCTGCATACGGTGTTGCCATTAGTTAACCTTGCTTTCTAGTTCGGTGACCTTTGCGGATAGTTCTTGAATTGCCTTGACCAGTATTGGAATTAAACGGCCTTGTGTGGCCTCTAACTTTTCAGGATTGTCACGATAAGTCAGTTGCAAATACTCTGCCAACTGCGCTTCATCCTCTGTTGCCATCAACTCTTGGGCAATAAAGCCCGCATCCTTGATGCCGACCTTGCCGCCATCTCTCATATTCCAAGTGAAGGTGACAGGATGCAGTTTGTTGATGAAATCAAGACCGACTGGAATTGACTCAATGTCTGTCTTATCACGGGCATCAGATAGTGCGGTGATTGAGGTGACTTGAGCGCGAATGGTTGCAATGCTTGAATTACCAAGTGTAATTGCGTTTGAAGCGGTAGCAGATGATGGGGCAGCCAAATACCCAATAAAAGAATTATTTGTGCCAGTAGTTGTAGCATACCCTGCTTGCAAACCTATGCCAGTATTATTTCCACCCGTTGAATTGTACAAAGAAGCAACACCTACAGCAACATTGTTGCTATTCGTTGTATTCACTGCTAACGCACCAGCACCCAAAGCGACATTCGCTTGACCTGTAGTGTTGCCATTTAATGGGGCAACATAGGAACCATCCCAGTAAGCGCCAATAGCGATATTTGCAGAGCCAGTAGTGTTGGAGTTCATTGAATTGTAACCAACTACAACGTTATAGCCACCAGTCGTATTATTCGTCAATGAAGTTGTACCGATAACGGTATTTCTTATCCCTATTGTATTATAGTACATAGAGTTTTTGCCAACAGCTACATTCTCGGTACCTGTCGTGTTGTTATAGAGAGCAATGCGACCTACAGCTACATTGTTACTACCTATTGTATTACTTGCTGCCGCTCCAGCGCCAACAGCAACGTTTTCAGTGCCAGTAGTATTATTTGTCATTGACTGCCAGCCAACGGATGTGTTGTAAGAGCCTGTAGTATTATTATACATAGACTGGTATCCAAATGCGGCGTCGCCAGTTCCTGTTGTATTTTCATTCATAGCATACATACCGACGGCAGTGTTTTCAGTAGCGGTCGTATTTTTATTAAGAGCGTTCTGCCCTATGCCAACATTGTTACTACCGATTGTATTGCTTGCTAATGAAGAATCACCAACAGCAGTATTGTAGTTACCAGTAGTATTGGCACCAAGAGCGCCCCTACCCATTGCCGTGTTGTTTTGTCCTATTGTGTTTGCGCGTAAAGCAGAATAGCCAGCAGCAGTGTTATTGATGCCAATCGTATTAAACTGCATTGACAAGCGACCGACTGAAACATTTGCGTAACCTGTTGTGTTCTGCGATAAAGCGAGTGAACCAACCGCTGTGTTTTCAACACCAATCGTATTGTATTCTAAAGCAGCGCGACCTATTGCAGTATTATTAGTGCCAGTTGTATTTAATCTTAAAGTATTAACGCCTATTGCAGTATTATTATTGCCTGTCGTATTAGTCACTAACGCATCAAAACCTAAGCGCGTATTTGTCGAAACGCTTCCAGCACCCAAGCCAACTAAAACTGAGTTGATTGATTGGTCAGGGCCAAACACATTAGACGAGGCCAGCAAAGCTGCATCTGGCACATTGAAGACTTGCGGTGACCATAGATCAGCCACATCACTGGCAAGCAACGCGGTCAGTCCAGTAATTGTTGTGCCAGTTGTAGCCAAATAATCAGTGCCACGCACTTGAAGCACACCGTTGATGTGGAATAGTTCTTGTCCAACTGCGTAGGTCAAAGAAACACTGTTATTGTCGAGTCCTGACAGTGATGTTTCACCACCTGCTGCAGTCTTTGTCCAGCGATAAACGCTGGCAGAACCTGCAACGCCCGTGGCACCTGTGGCACCTGCAGCGCCGCTGGCACCGCTAACGCCTGTTGCACCTGTCGCACCGTTTGTTCCTGCAGGACCTGTAGCGCCAGTTGCTCCAACACCTGTTGGGCCTGTCGCTCCAGTTGCACCTGTCGCTCCAGTTGCACCTGACACACCAGTTGCACCCGTAGGGCCAACGCCATCTGTGACATTGATCTGTCCAACCATAGATGAGTGATACTGGCAGGCATAATACAAAGTGTTAGGTGCATCAAAGGCTACTTCCCAAACAATGTTACCAACGGCTGCGCCGTTATTGGTAACACCTGTGTTGTAAAGATTTCCGCTGCTATAAGCACCTGAGACTGTCTGAATCCAAAATGGGTGACCTGAAGCATTGATGGCAAGTGTGTATTTCATACCACGAATGACTGTCAGTGTTGGATTGTTAGCACCATTGATTACATAAGCGGATGAAGTGCTATTTGTAACATTGAATGTAATCCCGCCAGTAGGCCCTGTAGCTCCAGTTGCACCGCTTGCACCAGTAGCACCAACTGCACCTGTCACACCTGTCGCGCCAGTTGCTCCAACTGCGCCGTTACTTCCAGTTGCCCCTGTCGCTCCGCTTGCACCTATCGCGCCAGTTGCTCCAACATCTCCAGTCACACCTGTTGCACCAGTTGCGCCAACTGCTCCATTATTTCCAGTCACACCTGTTGCACCAGTTGCGCCAACTGCTCCAGCAACTCCAGTAGCACCAGTTGCGCCAACTGCTCCAGCAACTCCAGTAGCACCAGTTGCTCCAACATCTCCAGCAACACCTGTTGCACCAGTTGCGCCAACTGCTCCAGCAACTCCAGTAGCACCAATTCCACCAGCAGGACCAGTGGCTCCAGTTACGCCGACATCTCCAGCGACCCCTTGAACCCCTTGCACTCCACTTGCTCCAGTGGCTCCAGTTACGCCAATACTTCCACTTGCACCTGTCGCACCAATTGCGCCAGCACTTCCAGCAGGACCTGTTGCACCAGTAGCACCCTGAACGCCAGTGGTAACAATGGCAACAATAAGGGCGTGGTTGTTTGAAAAGTTCGTTGTTCCAGTGCCGCCTGAAGAAACAAGAGTAACTGGAACTTGGATATAATTAACTTGGGCTATAGGCGTACTAGATACTGTCCACTTTTGAAAATTTGCAGAGTTGTTTTTATCTTGAAGAATAAGACCATCTGTTGTTTTTAATAGATTGAGAAAAATGTCAACATCTACATTGTCAGCGTTGATATGGTTAATGTTAATTTGTGTTGCAGAAATCTGAGTTGCGTTATTCCATAGAACTTGTCCAGTACCAGGGTCACCTGTTGTGATGATTGTATCTGCGGTGTAGTCGTAATAGTTTGCAGAACCACCATCAACACCCGCAGGACCTGTTACGCCTGTCGCACCAGTTGCGCCTGGAACTGTTGATGCTGCGCCAGTGGCTCCTGTCGCTCCGCTTGCACCGACACTTCCAGTTGCACCAACAACACCACTTACCCCTTGTACCCCTTGCACACCTTGTACGCCAGTGGCTCCACTTGCTCCAACATTTCCCTGGACACCAGTTGCACCAGTGGCACCAACATTTCCTTGTACGCCAGTTGCTCCACTTGCGCCAACATTTCCTTGAATTCCAGTAGCACCTGTTGGACCAGGTACAGTTGATGGCGCACCTGAAATACCTGTCGGACCAGTTGCGCCAACATTTCCAGTCGCACCAGTTGCGCCAACATTTCCAGTCGCACCAGTTGCGCCTGTAACTCCAGTTGCCCCGCTAACACCAATTACACCTGTTGCTCCAACTGGACCTGTAGCACCAGTTGCTCCAACATTTCCAGTTACGCCAGTGGCTCCAGTTGCTCCAACATTTCCAGTTGCACCAGTTGCACCTGTAGCACCTGTCGCGCCGCTTACACCAGTTGCACCTGTCGAACCCGTAGCACCCGTAGCACCCGCAGCACCTTGAGGACCTTGTGCATTAGAGATAGTGACATCAATATCTTCAGTGTTAATCGTTACAACGCTTGTGGCCATTATCGAGTCACCTCTGCAGAAATGTTAAGTTCACCTTGTAGTAAGCGAGTGACGATGCCACCGCTTGATTGTAGTTCTAAGTCATAAACATACTCACCCTTTGGTAATAGGGCAGTTTGTGTTGCAGTCTGATCTAAGCTGATTGTGCCAGCGGCACCGCCAAGAGTAATTCCAGCACCTGTTGTAAGTGAGAGGATTGTGTCAGTTTCATCAACATCAATGCGTGCCTGTAGGCGGGCAATGTAACCAGTAAGGTTAACTGCTACATTGTCAATTCTCCAAGTCATAAGAAGATTGAAAGTTGCGCCTTGCTCGATTGTGAAGTTGTATTCACCTGCCATTTAATTACTCCAAAAACTAGGGGTGGGTTACTTTGAGCCTCTGCCGAAATCTACGGCTGATGAATCTAGCCACTTGAGGATTGGACCTGCAGCGCCAGCAAGGGCGGCATAGCCAAGAGTTTTTAGATCATTTTCGCCTGCAAGGAAAAGCGCAATTGCAGATGCAGCAGCAGCGCGAAACCAAGTTAATGCGATTTGCTTGAATTGTTCCATTTGATTGCTCCCTTATTTCTTGCCGTGGACTTTGCAACAAGTGCAAACTTCGGCTTTGTATGCTTTTTTAGCAGGAATCGGTACGATTTTAGCACCAAGTTGTGTAATTATTTTAGGCTGGTTCATCCACCAAAACCACGGTGAAGTGTCATTGGCAAACTCTGCCTTGATTGAAATATGAAGGTGCTTGTTGTGCTGGTTTGAACCTGTGTATTTGCGGTTGCCTTCTTTAGCTCTTGCCTTTGACCAAATCTTGCCGCTAAAAATTAAGTAATCAACGCGCTTATCATCCTTCAATTGCTCAAATATGTTGGCACAATCAATGCCGTTCTTAGGGTCGTGGGTCAAGTCCACGGCTAGGCCAGTATTGTGATCTGACTTAGGATTTTGAACTTGGTGGGCAGCAGATGGCAATAGGCCATCAGATAGTTTTTTTCGCAATGGCCTCAAGGCCGTGGCCTGGCGTAGCACCGCCGTTGCCGCTGGCGTTGCCTTCACTTCTTTGCCAATAGGTCAAGCACAATGTCCATTTGCACTTCAAGGCGATTGACTGCATCTTTCAAACTGCTGCCACCGTTGGGCTTGAGTTCGTTGAGGTAATGCTTAACGAGCCAACGCACTGAGCCTGCAAAGGCACTGATGATTGCGATGATTGAGACAATTAAGCCTGCCCAGTTTGCTGGTGTCATTTGCGCGGTTCTCCCGTTATGAGTTAGTTGATGCCTCAAGTGTTGCTTTGAGGATTGCAATTTCTTGTGCCTGGTTTCCGATGGTTTCACGCATCGCCTTTAGCACTGCCTGAATGTCAATCTCTTGTTCCATTTATTCCCCCTTGAGTTGGTCTATTTCAGCTTTAAGTTCCTTAATAAGTTGCAATAAAAAGATTGGCAGTTTTTCATAGGCGAAGTAGTCAGGAACGCCTGTTGAGTCGTATTGAATCAACTCATCTAGTCCTAGTTCTTGTGCTTCTTCTGCAATAAAGCCATATTGGACATCTTGTGCTGCATCAATTTCAGGCTTATATTTGAAAGTTTTGACATCAAGATTCAATAAGGCTGCAGAGTCAATTGTGTAAGAAGCAATTTCATGCTTCTTGCGGCGAGTGGATGCTGTTGTTCCAAAGTTGCCACTGGAATCAATAATCATTGTGCGAGTAGATGCACTACGAGCTGCGCCGTAGGTGTAAAGTGATCGCAAAGTTCCGCTTGATGAAAGGTATTGAAATGTATTAGTGGAACCCATAGTCACAGAACCAGTCATAGTTGTAGTTCCAGTGACATCTAATGTCGAACCAAAACTACAAGGGGCTGTCGAATAAAGCCCACCTGTTGAAGAGACAACTCCACCTGTATAAAAGTCACCATTGTTGTAGAGAGTCATAGTGCTGCCGTTAGTGATTGTTGTTGCGCTAAGGGTAAAGCCCGCAATGGTTCCACTTGTTGCAGTTAGCACGCCAGCCGATGTGACTGAAAAAGTTGAACCAACTGTCAAAGAACCGCCAGTAATTGTTGCATTTGTTGATGTGATTGTGCCAGTAAATACTCCATCAACGGCAGTTAGCACACCCAAGCTAGTTACTGAAAACTTTGCACCAATTGTTAGTGTTCCACCAGTAATAGTCACATTGTTTGATGTCAGCGTGCCAGTAATTGTGGCACCTGTTGCGCTTAAAACTCCGCCCGCAGTAACTGCAAATGTTGAACCAATAGTCAGAGTTCCGCCAGTAACAGTAATGTTGTTGGTCGTAATTGTTCCTGTGATTGTTGCACCAGTAGCAGTTAAAAGACCGCTTGCATCAATGATGGCATTGCCACCAATGTTAAGCGTTCCACCAGTAATTGTTGAGCCTGTAACGCTGCCTGAAAACACCGCTGCGCCCGTTGATGCACTTACTGAAAAAGTCGCAGTTCCGCCTGCATTAAATCCAGCAAGGCCAGTTGAGTTGAGAACTACACGGGCGCCTGAAGTGGATGATGCACCTGAGAAAACAGTAATGCCAGTGCCATTGATTGCAGTCATTTGGTTGCTGGCGTTAACAATCGTGTTAGCACTTGGCTGAAGCGATGCAACTGCAGCGGCTTGGGCAGTAGCAGCGTTTGCAAGAGCAGTGTTGGCGGTGCCTTGCGCAGCAACACCTACGGCGTTAGCAGTAGCAGCATTTGCAAGAGCAGTATTGGCAGTATTTTGCGCTGCTACACCTACTGCATTTGCGGTTGCAGCGTTGGCAAGAGCGGTATTGGCTGCAGATTGAGCCGTTGCGATTGAGCCATCTTGAACTGAAACCCACACACCTGAACGGAAAATGTAAGGCTTATTGCCATCGTCTGTGTCATACCAAAGATCATCTTCATTGATTCCAGCGCCAACAGGTGCAGTAGTTTGATAATAGATTTGAGCCTTGCCATCAACAAGAGTTTCAACTGCTGCCAATTGTTCTGTGTTAGCAGGCAAAACTGGTATAACATCGTTAATAGTAAAATCGCCTGTGAGAGTTACAGTAATCGGCGTATTAGTAATCTGCGGGCATAATGGCATCTGCTACCCCCTAAATCGTAATTGAATATGGGTTGATTGCGCTTGTGGTGTAGCTCATCATCCAATTGTTTTGCACAATTGCAAACGCCATACCTTCGACAACTAGGTTGTATTGCACACCTGAGCGCACAACGCTTATCTGATCGCCAAGTTCAGTTGCTAGAAAGTCAGGATACAAAGCACCATAATCTGCAAGTGCAAGGGCGTTAAAGTCAATGCGCTCGACATAGGTAAGTGGGTCAGCCAATTTGCGTGACTCATAAAGAGCTAGATTCTGCGCGTTGCTATCTGTAGCAACAGGTGCATCAAAAATACTTTTAGCAATACCGTATGCGTTCTTGCTTATGTTATAGGTTGATGTGTATTGCTTGTTGGCATTGCCGCGATCAACTACTGCCTGATTGACTACATAGTAAGTGCCAGGGTTTGTGAATAACTCCATATAGCCCACGGTGTTGCTCGCACCTGTATCAGTAAAGAGCAACTGCGTTGGGCGTGAGAATTTGTTAGCAAGAGGCACAAGGGTTGCAACATTATCGCGTGAGATATAGAAACGCCCCGCAATACTATCAACCGCCTGGTAAATCATTGCCATACAAGAGCGATTCTGCACCGTGGCAAGCATCCCAACTGAACCTGTCAGTGAGCGTGAAGCCCCACTTGGCCAGCCCACAATGTCTAACATACGGCCAACGCGAGTGGCTGCGGTTTCGGCGTTCGCGGCAGCGGCAAGTGCTGGTGCCTGGGCATCGGCGATATAGGCAATGCCGTCAACAAAAGTCATTGTTACCGCTGGTGCCTCGCCCTGATCTACTCTTGTTGTTTCTAAGAAGCCGTAGTAAAGGTTGTATGCGGTACCGCCGATTGTAGCCACAATGCGCATCTGTAAGCCATCACGCAAAATGCTTACACCGCCCACAACATAAGTGCCGCTGGTGGCATCGGGATTGTAGATACCGCTGAAATTATTAAGCACGATGACAGATGTGCCGCATTGGTCGCGCTCACTTTGTCGAGTGCGACCACGGCGGATATTTATGCTGATCACATCAGTGGTTGCAACTGTGACAAATGAGCCACTCATTAAAAATTGAATTGTTACTGCAGGCGAAGTAACTCCATCAAATGCGGTCATGCTTTATCAAACGCTCCAACACTTCCAAAGCTACGGCGTGTTGTTCTTTCAATGCCGTTGACAATGCTAGTCACTAAATCTTCTTGCGTTGAAACAGAGCCTGCAACATAGACATTAACATTTCTGCCACTATTTGCTGCATATAACTTTGTGCCTTGTCCAATAGCAAGTGATGTTGAACCTGAAAGCATCTTTTGGCGCTCTAAGTTTTTCTTCGCTGCCGCTTCATTGATTAGTTTATCTTTTTGCGCTTTTGTTGCATCTTTCAAACCTGTTGTAAATTTATCAAGGGCGCTAGTAACAGGTGTAACGCTAAAGTCGCGATTGTTCGTATTACCACGGGGGCTGACACCACTACGGCTCTGCAAGGCATTTTTCTTTGCAGCATTAGCCTTTCCATTAGGCCCAACCATTTGATTGAGGGTGTAAACACCAATGCCTGCCGTTGCAAGTGCTGCAGCGCCTAAAGCAATGCTTGCACCGCCTGTTGCAAAGGCAGTTGCTACTGCGGCTCCAAGTGCGGTTGTTCGCAATAGTGCGAATACACCAATAAGACTTTGAATTGCAGTTACAAAGGCTGCAATGCGACCAACGACAAACATTCCAGCAATAAGGGCTGCCATACCTTTTACAACACCAAAATTATTTGCACACCAGTCAGAAAATGCAACTGCAGCGGTGAGTAATTTGAAGGCCATCTCTGCAGCAGCAGCGAATCCTGCGGCTAACTTGTCTTTGTTTAATGCAACAAAGGCTTCAACCTTTGGCAGTATCTGTGTTGTAAGCATCGTGGCAAACTTCTCAAGAACAGGCAAAAGGGCATAGCCCAAAGTTTCCATCGCTTCGCCAAATGCAATCTTGAGGCCATTCATCTTGCCTTCAAGGGTGCCAGCGCGAGTGGCAGCAGCACCGCCTACAATCTTTGAAACTTGATCTGTAATCTTGCCAAAGTCTTTAGTGGCCAATGTTGCTGCGCTAACACCAGGCACAAGGTTGCCCAAAGCCTTAGTTTGACCCTTACTTGCTTTGATAATTGCATCGGATGCAGTTGCTAAATCAACAGTTGCAAATGCACTTACATCAAGTGCAATCTGCAATGCCTCTGATGCAGCCGCAGTTGAGCCAAACGCTGCAGTCAAGCGACCAAAGGCGGGTCTTAACTCATCATCTACTACTGAAAATTGCTTTTGAAGCGCCGTGATGTTTTTTTCTACACTTACAATCTGCGCATCTGATGCACCGACTGTGTTGCGCAATGAGTTAGCAAGTAGGGCTTGAGATTTCTGATCTGCAATTGCAGCCTGAACCGCATCTTTACCAATCTTGGCTGCAAAGGCGGCAGATGCAACGGCAGCAATACCAAAGGCTTTTGCTGACCTTTTTGCAAACTTATCAATGTTTGCACCAAGTTTTTTAATGTCTTTTTGAGCAGCCTTTGAACCCTTGTCGGAATACTGGGTGAGTATGCGGGCTACAACTGCGCCAACTGCCATTTATTTAGCTCGCTCTCCCTGTAGATGTTTCTGTAAATCGGCCTTTGCTTGCTCAAGCGCCCGCGCCACATTTGCCTGTATTCTGTCTTTGTCTTTATCTACAACGCGCCATACTACACGCGAGGCCTTGCCAAATCTGTTGGCCAATGTTCGTAAGAATTGACTGCCCGAACCGCCACCGAACCCTGGTTTAGTTTTCCTACCTGCAATTTCAAAGATGGCACCCGCTGCAGTTTTGTTGAGAAGTGCGCCTGCGCTAGTTGTGTAATCGCCACGAACCTTGCCCTGAACTTTTGTTTTCTTAATGCCTGATTGAACAACTCCAGTATCCCAACCAGGCCAACCCTTGCCACCTCTAACAGTTTTGCTAGGTTTGGCTGCATCGGCTTTGCGCCAGCCACTCATAGGGGTATTGTCATCATTGTAACCAGCAACGCCTGCAATCAATGCTTTGGCATCTCGCTCTGCGCCTGCAAGTTCGGTATTGATAACCTTGTTGAAGCGCTTAACTGCATCTTTGTCAAACTCTTTAAGAGCATCAAGAGTTTCTTTGATACCTGAAAGAACAATTACTTCATCCGCCATTGGCTTTAGCTCGTTCCTTCATATAGATCGTGATTGCTTCAAGGATACCTTCAGGCGCATCAAGCAAGTCACTGATAGGAATACCCGTCTCAACCGCAACGGCTGCAATCATAAAAGTTAGGCTGTTGCGGTGGATTCGAAAGATTCATCAGCATCCAATTCGGCGCTGACGAGAGTATCTAAGAACTCAGGTCCAAAAACTTTTACAATGTGTCCATTTGTTTGAAGGGCTTTCCAAGCCAACCAGTAGATAAATTCTACTTTTTGTCCTTCCCCCAACAGCTTAGGCATGCCCCCGCCAAAGTTTTGCTCAAATGCAACGATGATGCGAGGCGTTAACTTGTAAGAAGCCTCAACACCATCGGTTGTTTTTACCTTAACTGATAATCCATCCATCTTTTCCCCCTAGTTTATGAGATTGATTTTGTTATGTTGCCTGAGATTGGCCAGGAAACCTGAAC